AGGAGTGTTGGGTTCAGCCTCAAGAAATCGGCCATTACGCGCCCACCAATTGTAGGCTTTATCAACCTTATCTGCGGTAGGAGCTTCGCCAGAAATCAGCGACTTAGCGTCAGCTACTGTAGCGGGTTCAAGACCGTCACCAGCGAGACCATCCTCATATTGCTGGATACCTTTTTGAAGGTTGTTTTTAACCGTTTCAGGAGCCGTCTTGGTGACAGCGCGAGGATGCCATTTAGCGGCCATAGCCAACTGCTTGATGGGTTTGTCCACCAAGCCAAAAGCAAGAGCTTCAGGAGTGGTAAACCAAGTCTCGGCTCGCATCGCAGCGCGGATAGACTCAGCGGAGCGTCCGGTCTTCTTATTGTACACTCCAACCAACACTTCAGCGTGTTGATCAAGAGCTTCGGCCATCTTCCGCATATCTTCGGAAGTACCGGAAGCCATCCCTGATGGGTCGTGGATCATCATCAAAGCGGCATCAGCCATCTCTACGCGATCACCGGCAAGAGCGATAATTGACGCAATGGAAGCCGCAATGCCAACGACGCGAGTGGTCACCGGAGCTTTGCGACCGCGCAACTGGTTGTAGATCGACAAACCATCCCAGACATTACCACCGGGAGAGTTGATCTCTACGAGCAGCGGACCATTGCCAATCTCGTTGAGAACATCGGAAAACTGTTTTGCAGATAGACCAGAACCGCCATACCAGTCTTCGCCAATCTGATCGAAGATCTGAACGGTAGCAGGATCACCGGCAGCGTTTGCCGGTGCGTAGTAAAGCCAATCTGACTTCTTGGTAAAACTCATTCGGTTTTCTTGGCTTTTGGTTTCCGAGTCTTCTTAGCGGTAGCGGTAATCTCTTCCTGCTCTACAACAACAGGTTGCGATCCACCTTCTGACGGAGCAACTGGAGACGGAGATTCAGAAGGATCGCCTTCAATGTCAATAGCAGTTGCAACACTAGTTGCGGGACGCTCTTTCTGAATCACCGAAATCTCAGATACATCGACTCCGTATTTCGCAGCAAGTTGACGTACAAACAAAGCTTGTTGGGCTTTTGACTCTAAAGCAGAACGCCAATCAAGACCACGCGCTCCGTAGACCTCATCAAAGGTAACAACTCCCGCTTCTAGCTCTGCCAATTGAGCCGCAGAGTTACGGCCAACGTCCACATTGGGGGAGCGTGGAGCGGTAATTGATACTTCGTACCAGTCGCTCGGAGCGTCATTAAGGTTAGGGTCATTCTTGATCGCGTACTCCATCGCGTACTCGTAAATACGACGAGCCGCTGATGCCATGACTTGATGGCGAGAACGGAACCATACAGACGACATATCTAGCGCACCGCGATAAACAGTCCCCTGCATTGACTCTGGGTAAACAAGAACGTAAGGGATACCAACTCCAGCACAGACTTTCTCGGTCAGTTGTCGCCAGTACTCGCGCATATTGACACCGGGACGCTCGGTCGCGAACTGCTCGAAACTGTCGCCGTTTTTCATCACCTTCACGCCAGATCCAAAGACCTGTTCGTAATAGTTCTCGGCGGTGTTTACGCTCGCTCCAGCAGTACCAGCGCGGAGATTGCTTGCTTGGACTTCGCCAGCGTCAGTCTTAACAATCTGAGCGACAGAAGCACCAAGCTTGCAAGCTTCCATCTCCAGCTTTTGCAGATCATCGAGATCGTGGAGATCGTTGATAACCGCCGACACAAAAGGAAGACCTCTTAGCTGACCGGGACGATTCGGCTCGTAGATATGGACTACGGAATCAGAGGGAATGGAGCGAACATCAGTCAGGTTACCCTGAGTCTTTTCCGATCCAATAAAGTAGGAGATGGCTCGTCCAGTTCTTGGATCAAACCGGATACCGTCAAACACGGTCTCGTCTGCTTGCATCCCTGCTGGAGTTGCAATGGATTGAGCTTCGATTAACTGCAATCGAGGTTTGCCGGTCTCTCCTTTGGTCAACAACAAGAACGACTCGCCATCATAGAACCATCCGCGAGCGGCTTGCCCCATCAGAGTGGAGAACGACTGCCGAGAACCGATATCGGGATATCTAGACCAGACATCAAACCACTTTTTAGCCTTTAAGTTCCAAGCAGAATCGCTGGAGGCTGGTTGAACCGAGAAGCTGGAGCCAACAGTGTAGCTCTCAAACAGATCACCAAGCCTATTGAGAACAGCGTTGTTTTGCTCGAAAAAGCGAGACTTGCGAACGATAGCTTGACGAGTCGAACTGGTAACATCAAACCGCGCGGAAGTGTAAGACGTATCGAGATACGAACGACGCAACGACTGACCGGCTCCTTCGTATTTGTTAACGGGAGCAGGGAACAGCTTGTTCGCTATGTTTTGAAGAAAGCCCATTAGCTCATTCGGGTTGTGGCTTCACGACGGAATTGCGTGAAATCCCCATAATACCGAGTGGTTGAAACCAGAACGGCGGTCAGCATCTTGTTGTAAATCTGGAGATCGGTGGGACTAGCGATCCCATCACCAGAGAGAAGCGTTACAGCGTAATCGTAATCCGTTAGCAGAGACTCCCACATTTGCAGCATCTCAATTGGTGCTGCCGTACCCTTACCGGGTTCAGCGAACTCAACGGAAACGTCAGAACTGGAAGTGCTGCGGACCACATTCCCGCTCTCCATCGAGTTAGCGGAAACAGTCAGCTTTGCCGTTAAAGCCTCAAGCAATGTCAAAGCGGCTTTGCTCGCGTAGGTCGTACGCAAGTAACTCCGCTTAGTTGCTACTGTGTATGTGAACACTTGCGCGGACTATCAACAGACCGCCAAGTTTGTCAACCACTAGAATTTTCCGAGGTACTGGAAGTTAGGTCTCCCCACAACATGACCATCGCCAACTGCATGATTTCACAGTCGTGCAAATGGTCCGGCCAACGAGTGTTTCTTTTAAACCACAAGTGTTTGATCCTACCGGAGCGGTTAGCCGTTGGCTTGAGAAGATGGCTGTCCAGATGCTTCCAATAGGTATCAGAATCGCTCGCAAAAGCCCCTTCAGCTTCTAGCGGAGCAGGGAGGCTACAAACACTCCATTGATGCGTCTCGGTCCCCTTACGGAGCCGCTGGAGTACCTCGCGCATATGCTCGGTGTCGAAAACCAACAACGGTTGTACAGCGTCAGTCCGCATCGAGGTTGACGTTGTAATTCCAAAGGGATGGATCGAGCCGGTCTTGCTGGTAAATCTAGCTCCGGTCTCGCGTCCTTTCATCGGCAACCAGCCGATTAACATTGGCTTTCGGAGACCTCCCTCTGGTGGATAGCGAAGACCGCAGGGATAGTTTATCGGGCTTGCACTACTCTGAGAAAACTCCGCACAAGCATCGTACACCGCTTGCGTGTTATAGCCGGAATCAACGCCAACATCCATATCGTGGACGTTGTACTGTAACTGTATCCTGCGGAGTGCGGCAAAATCATCAGCGTGACCGGCTCCAACGAGACGAGAGTTGCCTTTGCTCCACTCGCGGCAGACCCACCAAAGAAACGGAGCGGCAGCTTGTACGTCAGCGGTCAGGTATCGTCTGGCTTCAGGGATTCCCGCATCAGAGACAATCTCGACTCGGTCCTGTTGAGTCTCCTGATTTTCCCACGGTTCCGCGAGCATACCGTTGATGAATCCCTGCAATCCCATCATTGAGGATTTGGCCTCTAAGAACGCGACGGCAAGATTTCCCCAAGTGCATTTGCGATCTGGGGAGTAAAGAGAGGAAAGGTGGTAAGACCTTACGCTCGGGAGGCTGGCTTTATTCTCAGAGATCCACTTGCCGTGACGTAACCCTGCAACTTTCTGGCTGTCGCTTATCTTCCCCTGACACAATTGGCAAACGTAGTGGGCGGTGGTACGGATGCGCTGCCAGTCCGGTCTGCCGTCTTCTAACTTCTCGTTTTCCCAAGTTACTTGTCGCCACTCCAGCTTGATATGCTCGCGGCAGTACGGGCAGGGAATGTAATACCTCCGCTGGTCCCCTCGCAGATATCGCTGCCAGATCCTCCCCTCCGAGGTTGTCGGAGTGCTGGTGAAGAACGCTTTAGAACTGCTGAACGCTTTGAGCCGCTGCTCGGCTAGATCCAGAGCGTCCGCTTCTTTCGCGGTCGCATCAGCGAACTTGTCTACCTCATCTGCAACCAAGATTCTAACCGGACGAGACGCTAGATTTGCCGGTGAGTTAGATCCAACAAACGTCAGAGTACAGCGATCAAACTGCTGCTCTAGGTTAGTAATCTGGTCTTTGTCTGTCGGGAACCGCGCAATCATTGCCGGTGAGTCTTCCAGCATGGGGAGCCAGCGCGACTTGGAGAAGCTACGAGCCAGATTCTCAGACGGCATAAGCCACAACGCAGGAGACGGCTCTACGTCAATGGACCAAGCGAGACCAGCCATTAGCGTCGTTGTCTTGCTGGTCTGACTTCCCCAACACAGAGTAACCTCGGAGACCGCTGGATCTTTCCAAGATTCCAAGGGTTCTCGGCAATATGGTCTGACCGCTGTACTAAAAGGTCCGGGATGCTCGGTCTGCCGCTGGCTTAGAGTCAGATTGCTCTCGGCCCACTCGACAACAGACTGCCGTGGAGTCGGTCGCCATAACTGCCGTCGGAACTCTAGGATTTCAAGCTCTAGGTCTGTCATCAGAATAATTGGTTCATCTTAT